ATAGGGGTTTCAGCGTTTGCTGAAAATCATTATATTTCGTAATGATGCTAAGTATCGCAACGGTTTAGGCGAGATTGGGTCAAGGTGGTGTTGGGCAAGGGGTTGATGGCGTTCGTGGCTTAGGCGGGCCCTCAGCGCCTCACGTCGACATTATATACATGCTTCGGCACTCGCCAGACCACCGACACATCGCAATGCGGATTTATATTGTCAGGCGATTGCTTATCGTCTATCGTTCGTGGCAGGTGTTCCCAGAATCGGAAACGGTTTCCTATCATTTCATGCAATTTCTTACATGATTTCATATGTTCTTTGACGGAGCTATCACAATACTTGTGATTAGCCGTGCATAAACCCTGCCGATATAGGGGAAGACGTTTCACATTAAGCCCGTCACAGGATATGCCGATCTTGGCTAGGTGCCACAGCTTTCCCTTTTCCGGCAAGTTCTCGGGGATCATCTGGCCATGTAGCATCTGACAGATTATATTCGGCTTAATCTCATCAGCTATCCAGCCACGATAAGCATGGGCTGTTTCAGGGTATGCTGAAAACGTAAACAGGGGCTTTGCACCTTTCTGTAGCATGTATTCTAAGTGCCTCACGCCATATCGTTTCGTCCAGGCGTAGAGTGCCAGCCTATTCCCCTCATGCGGTGATTTAATCTCATTCCCCAGGTCGAACCACCTGATCCCATTGTCCCATAAGCGATCGATATAGTCTTTGAATAATCCGAATGCCCGGTCAGAGTCGTCATACATGCCATCGGGACCACCTATGTTGAACTTCCAGAAGTTGCAGGAAGCGTCACTCTTGAATAAACAATGGTCGATGTAAGAATACCTCAGCCTTATGTTTGCCTTTTCTGTGCGCTCTGGATCTTTGGGGTAAAGCTTTGTTTTCCACAACATCTTTCTGAGCCTGACTAAATTATCGTCCCATCTGTAGTCGGGCTTGTTCCACCTCCACATGCCCGTCTGCGTGGACCGCTTGAATGGCATGACGTAGAAGCCATAACTATCCTTCCATCCCCAGCCTGGACCGACACGAAACTCGTTACACCCTGCTCGACCATAGCGCCTCACCATGCGCTCAACGGTGCGGTCATCGAAATTGTGGAGGATGGAGGGAGCCTGAAGCCAGAAGATCTGAGATTTCGCTATCACGTTATTGTCCAGCCCTCCCCATTGCAATCATGCGAATACCCAGAACAAGTCAGACTCATCCTTAATCGCCTTGACCGTGACCTGACCTGTATTTAAGTCTTTATCCAGGCTTAGAACCCGGAACACCTCATCCTCATATATCGTTATATCGTTCCCGTCATCATCCTTTAATACATAGGTCAGATAGAATTTCTCGCAGGGATTTAGGAGTAAGGCACTCGCTGGTAACGTAACCCCATCTATAAACTCGATAGGATTTTTGACCATCGAGAGATAATTGGCTGCCATCGTCTGGCATTGGAGTTGCATGTGGATCATTGTGTCCATGACCAGGCGTTCTTTCTCGTTGTGATTCCATTCGGTGGCGTCCTCTGAGTCTTCTTCCTCATATTCGTAATATCCACTATAGGGAAACCAGTGTCCCTTGATCACAACCTCTTTAAAGCATTGGTCTGTATCCTCACGGAATTTCGGGTGGTCGATATAGTCCCAGGCGTAATAGCGGGGGGCATCGCTCGGCACATCAGCACTATAGCGATAGAAGGTAATCATCCCATCCCCGCGTTGATAGGTCTGAAAGACCGCTGACTTCTTCATGTTTATGAGGAAGTCGATAGAATCCTTTTCACTAGCAATCCAAGTGCTTAAGAAAACATTTCGATTGGTTTGAAGGTCAACAATAGCAGCGATATCCAGCTTGTATTTTGACACACCATTCAGAAGCACATAAAGGAAATAACTCCAATCTCCAGCATTATAAGCAATTATCCAATCATCGAACCTGATTTTTAGCCCTCGAGCATCACAAGTAATGATATCCCCAGCAGCCCAAGCGCAGACCAGGGTAAATTCTCCGTTAGGCAGATCGACATTATAATCAACGCCCCCACCCGCAAGCAAAACTCCGTTTTTATAAACAGCATCGATGGAATGAATTCCATAAGTTGTCCCCCCAAAGGTGGTCTCGCTGATCTTAAACTTTTTTGCAGTAGTATCACATTGAGGAGGGTTGATGTCCTCAACAAGTCCCAGAAGAATGGGGACAGGCTTATTCTTCCACGCATCCTCACAGTCTGGCCAGGTCGTAGAGTCAAATCTAGTCGTGGGAATTTTCTGGAGCAGCACCCGCTCGTCTTTTATGCTGATCTCAACAATCTTCCCCCACACAGGATTTGTCGTGAGTCCAGTATAGAATAGGGTTAAGTTCTCATAGCCCTCATCTAGTCTCCCCACTCGAAGCCTGGCATTCTTATTGTGCCAGAGATACCCTTGCGGCTCTCGTCTCGTCCAGAACCAACCATCTACATTATTAAGATAGACCGAACCATAGGCGATCCGCTCATCAGGCATGTAATAATCCCCGACAGATTGATGTATTGTGGGAAGCTGCTCCTTGGGGAGATACGGCTTGCAATCAACCGCCTGTCGATAACGCCACACCTCAACATTATCGAAATAGATGGATGAGCTTGCGGCGGCATTGTTTCGGAGCGCTACATAATATGTCGAGTAGCTTTCATGGGTGATAAACTCAACCTCGAACGTAGCCCAGGATGTGGAATTAGCGATACTTATTGCTGTAGCTCCGGCTTGCCATTCGTAAGAGCTGTTGAGATAGACATTGGTGCCGCTATCTACAACAGCCAGATATGATGTTTTTCCGGCTACCGAATTCTTGTAGCGAACCCTTATCTTGACTTTTCTTCTTGGCGGCAACGTGACCGTCCACCTTATTTGTGCAAGATCATTGCCAGCATTTATATCAAGCCTTGCAGAAGCATAAGACTTGTCACCATCTACCTCTGTGGTTTCTTTGTTGACTGTCGAGCCTCCAGGGGTGGTTTCCGTCACCTCTTCCGCATCTGTGGCGGTTGTCCAGAACTCAAGTGAGCCATTTGCCTCTTTTAAAATATCCTCATAAGGCCCGATCGTATATTCTCCATATTTTGGTTCCGCACCGTAAAGGAACATTCCATATTTATGGACATACGGCTGTAATGGCTTTGGTCGATTAGAGAAATATTCCCACCAGAAAGCTACGATATTATATTTGGGGCCACTCTCGGCAGGATCATCAGAATCGGGTGTGTGAATATAAAGGATTTTCGCTAGATCATCATAATAGAATGTTGAAGCCGTCCCATGACAATCGGCAATAGAGAATTTCTCAGTAAGCGCAGAGCCATCGATCTCAACTCTATGAACCTCCCCGTCATCAAGCAAGGAAATATAAAAGGCGTTCGTAACCCCTGATCCACACTGAACCCAGGCTTCGCCCTGGAGCTTTCGTCCAACCTCGATCTCGACAACGACCAGCTTTTCCCAATCATCAAGGGCTTGGAAATCGGCAAGATTCATCGTTATCGCTGCTCGCGGAGTTGCATGGAAAGATTCCAGAGCCCTACGTCCCGACGGCCCGACCATCCGAATGAATTGAGGGCTACATATTTTGTCGTACTCAATGGAAGGTCGGGATCTTCACAGTAAAAGAATGCTTTCGATTTCCCCACCGCATCAAAGAGCGTATCAAAATATCCCTTTTCGGTAAGCCCCTTAACATGGAAGGCATAAGACCATAGATCGAAACGACTGAGTTGGATGCTCGACTCTTGGCCATCTTCGGAAGGAAGGACATTGCTCGGGTCTTGCCTGTCGATACTTCCGCCCCCCTGAAAGTTCGTCTCGGGCTGGAACTGACCACCCATGTATGGAGTGCCCATCGCCACGTAGAAAACAGGGTTCGTCCAGTCCCTTATCCATATCCGGCAATCCCGATAAGTCTTTGGAGCATCCCATTCCAATACAAGAATGTCATCCTGGATAGTAAATACAATGGTTTCGTCTATGCCTACCCAATCATCATCTGAGAACTCGACTCGCACAATTGCGCTTGGCGAAAAGTTATGCCCTCGAATAATAACGCCATAGATATCTTCAATGCCGCCAAAATCGCAGGCAACCCTTTCTTCTGAATGGATTCTTATCTCATCAGCCGTATATGTTAATGCGCCATTATATAATGCTTGAGTAAATCCGATGGTGGGAAGAGCGGTATCCCCTGTGTTATTCATTTGGAAAAGACCACCGCCACCACCATCTGAGACAATGGTGAACTTGTTTGTGTCGTCAGAATAAGTAACCGTATAAACCGACCCCCCTCCAGCAGCATCCATCTTGAGTTTTATTTGTGCACAAGCCTCATCGGCATCATATTCACCCGCAGCTAAAGTCGCTGTTCGCCATGCCTCAACTGCCGTTTCACGAAAAACAATATCGTCATTTACGTTTAATTCGATTAAAAAATTCCCCCATCCCGATCCAGCGCCATGATTGGAGTGCCACATCTTGTTGAAATCTCTGCGCTTTAAGTTCTCGACAGGGAAATTCACATGCTCGGATGTGACCGTTATCGTCCCCGACTTAAATAGGTTGGTATGGAAAAATTTTATTGTGTCCATTTCTTAGCTCACATTTCCCCGTTGATGCCACTTGATGTGACCATGTTGGGAAAATTTGACAGAATCTTTGGCAATAGCCCTCATGATTTCCCTGCCGTTTAGATAAATTGGAACCTCAGTCCTTACGGGAGCAGAGCTAATATTGATATTTGGCTGGCTTGCGGGCTGGATGCTGACATTCTCCATAGCGTGATAGCGGACGAGGCCACCAGAGCTGCCAGAATAAAAATCGAGGCCACTCTGACCGGAGGGGATATTGCCGATTGCCGTTACCATATTGGCTGTGTTTTTAGCAATATCCTTCAAGAAAGAGTTTGCGGTACGATTCTGCTTCATCGTATATTCTATTTTGTGGATATTGGTATTTAATCGGTCTATGATTCTGATTAAGAATTCACGCACATTTATTCTCACATAATCATTGAGGTCTTTTACATTCATCCATATGTGCTCAAAGTGCCACGAGTCGGTTGAAGATGGGCCTGTTTTTTTGAAAAGATTTGCCACGCTTGCAACGGCAGTCACGATGTTTGCAATTCCAGAAAGCGTATTTAACAAACCACTTGCACCCTTACCCACGCTATCAAACGCATCGGCTACACTATCAGAATCGGCACCACCTATGGCACCCCCGATGCTTTCTGCGATCTCCTGACCTGCGCTTTTCGCCCCATCGATGATTTTGCCAACAAAATCTGTCATCCACTTAGCAATCATAGCGCCTATCATATCGGTGAATTGAACAAGAATGGCATCCCATACCCCTTTCAGCCCATCTTTCAATGAGGTTGCCCCACGCAGCACCTCTCCGATTGTGGATGCCCATTTGGTTTGGAGGCCGTCTGCCATCTGATCCCAAAGAGATTCAACTTTCTTGGTCATTTTTTCCGTATGTTTTTCGATTTCGGTTTGCAAGTCTAGCGAATGAAGCCCGATTTGATGAAAAACTGATTGCAATGCAGATGGTGTAGACTCCCATTCAGCTATATAGGCGGCGAGCGCATCCGTCATTTCAGCCATCGGAAAATTTGTCTCAAGCCATTGCTTGAAATTATATTTTCCCAAATCCTTTAAGGCATCGTGAAATTCATCAACTGTAATTTGTGCATTTACAAATTTGTCAATAAGGGCAACGAGGCCTTCATTGTGCAATCTCTTTATTTTTGTATTGGTTATGCCAAGCGTTTCATTAAGAGCTCCAGTGCCCTCGTCTGTATCCGTAACAACATCTTTTAGAAGCGTTCCCTTTGCTACCAGATCGGCAAGGCTTCCGGCAAGCTCAATGTTTACCTTGTTTAAATCGCCACCCTCTTTTTTTAAGTCCCCCTGCTTCTCTATGATTTCATCTAGGACTATCTTCAGATCGGCAAAGGCGGGATCGGTGCTTATTTTTGCAAACATCCCAACGTAATCAGCCCCAAATTGAAATGTTAAATCCTTCCAATCCTCAAGAATCTCTCCACCCTCTTTTTGGACCTCGGAAAGCATTGCCAAATATGTATATCCATCAGTTGTAATATCCAGAATGGCCATTTTTGCGTTGAAGCTCATGTCGTCAAGGGCTTTTTTATGAGTCTTAACAAGATCGTTAATTGCCAATACGATACCCGCCAGCGCAGCAACAACTAGGGCGGCCGGTCCGGTGATTGCTGTCCACACCAAGGCAAAGCCTGCGGCAAGCTTTGGGAGTACAATTAAAAGTGGTCCTATCACCACGAGCAAAGCGCCAAGCTTCAGCCCAGTTTTCCCTATCCACTCGGTTAAATCAGGGTGTTCCTTAACCCAGTCTTGGATTTTTTTAATTATTTTTACAATTTCATCCTTGCATTCAATAATCATCGGCGCCAAGTCTTCACCCAGCGAAATCGCTGTTACCGTAATCTCGTTCTTGGCCATCTTCAATTGTTTCGATAATGCCTTTAAATTCTTATCTGAAACCTCTTGAGTTATACCCCCGGCGCTCTTTAGGTTTTTTTCATAGTCCTTTATTTTCTCCGAGGTTCCAATTAGGGTTAATAAGAAACTTTGTGACCGCTCCTGAAATCCCAACATACCAAGCGTGGTTTTTTTCTGTTCTGCTGACATATCGCCAAGATGCTCCTCAAGTTGCCCAACGGTATCGCCCAGGTTGTTTAAATTTCCGTCGGCATCATAGACGGCTATCCCAGCAGCCTTAAAAGCCTTTTTATTTGCTATTGCGGCCCTTTGTAAATCACGCAAAACAATAGAAAATGCGGAGCCAGCCTCGCTTCCCTTTACGCCTTGGTCGGCAAACGCCGCAAGAACCGCAACTCCCTCCTCAAGCGCGACATCATAAGCCCGCATTGCAGGTCCGGCCTTGTTTGTTAATGCCTCAGAAAATTGCAGTACAGTTGCATTGGCCAGCGTATTCGCCGCAACCAAAACATCAGAAACATCTATCATGTTTTCCTGGTTTTCTATTGCATCCTTGACTGACAAGCCCAATGCGCTCTGTGCATCTGTCAATAAATCTGTGGCTTTGGATAAATCAAATGTTCCGGCCTCTGCAAATTTAGTTACAACTGGCAGGGCTGCAATTGACTGTTCGGCATCTAAACCAGCAGATGCCAGGTAAAAGTAAGCTCCCGCCAATTCTTTGGCAGCAAAGGTCGATTCCCCTGACATCTGCTTTGCGGCATCGGCCATCTCTGTTTTCATGGCATCTGATACATCACCCATGATTGCCAACGATTCTGTCATTGCCTCATCAAAATCCGCAAATGCTTTTATAGCGCCCGTAAATATTCCCACAATGGCCAGGCCAGCAATGCTCATTGCCTTGCCCATATTCTGCATTTTCATCCCGACATCACGAGCAACCCCAGATAAAGCCCGCTTATCTTTTTCAACCGCCTTGACAGACGCGTTCCATCCCGATTTATCGAGCAGAAGTTTCCCGACAATCGAACCGGCCATGAAGCCGCCACCGAATACACCAGCCATTGCTTACTCCTTCTTTTTCTTTTTCCCTCTCTTCTTGGGCGCTTTATGCAGACCTCTAGTAATCCTATCCTTTGCTTTCTGCTCCATCTCGGCTATCATCGCAGCGTTATCTATTCCATGTAGCTCCCATTTCAAATCGCTCAACACCTGTTGCCTGTCCGCATCTTTCATGTGCGGAAGAGAGGATGCCTCAAAGCGATCTGCCTTTCGTAGAAGCCGCCTTCGCCGAGCCTCTAAAAGCCAAAACTCTTGATCTCTTACGTCAAGCTCTAGTAGTTCTTGAAACCCAAATAAACCTGGGAACTCGCCCGCTATGAGGGCGAATCTTTGTCCCCAGGTTTTGGCGCGTTTTTTTCTTCTTCTTCTGGCGAGATGATGTTCTTGACGATAAAGCGGGTGATCTCATTGACCTGATGCAAGTCTAGGTTTCCGATTGCTTCATCTTCACCCAGAAACATTTCCAGTTGTAGATAGGCTGCATCAAGTTGTCCGTCATTGATCTGTTTAGAAAACTTTTCAATCTCTTGAGCAACAGTCCTGGTGAGCCGCTTCACCTCAAAAACTTTGCCGTCAATCTCAACCTCGATCGGTTTAAACAGGCTCTTTTGGGTATCAATTTTTAGTGTAGGCATAATCCCTTGCCCTTACTCTACTGCTGATCCAGACGGCATTCCGAGAGTTCCAAAATCACCTATATACGGGCTTTCCTGGCAAACGAAAACCTTGAACTTGATCGGGAAAAGGCGCTGCACATCGGGAGCATAGGTGAGATCAATTGCCGGGATCGGATAACAGACATAAATCTGAATCCATTCTGCCGGGTCTGTTGAGACCACATCAGCGCATAAGGGTTTAATCACGAGAGACCTGGCCAAGTCGTACATGAAACACCCAATCTGATTTTTCAGCGTGATGTATTCATGGGGGTCTGCCCCTTCAATTCCATCAGCCAAAAGAACTGCATTCAACTGGATAAGCGTTGATCGTGTCATCGGAACCTCAAGCTCCATCACGGATCCGCCAAATGCAGCATCAACAGCAGCTTCACCAGCCCTGTCCTCTTTCACATCATGAACAGTCGTGTCCATTCGCAGGCTAACTCCGCCAAGGAACGGACCGAGGGTGAGCGCTCCACTTTCTCCGTAGCCCCATACGATTTCGCAGGGACCCATGTCACCAATTGGTAAACGTGGCATGTAAACCTCCTAAAAATTTATTGATTTAGGAGGATGGGGTGGGCTACAATAAAAAATGCTCTTCGGAAACGATTGGAGCGTCACCTTAACCTCCTATTCTGAGAGCAAGGGAGAGGGCCACTACCCTCTCCCGCACCTCATATCAAGCCCCTGCTTAACAGGATGCTTGTTCAATCCTAAAAATTAAATTGACACTAAACAAGTGTCGTTTATTATCATCCACCCCCAAATACTGAGGGATGGATAAAGCCTCTGCTGTCATAACCAGATAATCCAGGCCTCCCTCTAAATTAGGCATGTTCCAGCCTGACGTGCCATGAAATTTCTCATATACGTTCCAGGCATCAGCACGCGCATTAAAATAGGTCGCAGCCCTGGCAAGCGCCTGGATATTGAAGAAAGCGAAATCCGGGCATTCAAATACGGTCGAGCCTCCGGCAGATTCAGATATAACCACACACCGCACAGGCGCGCTTTGCAGGCGATGGCCAACCTGGAGCGTTGAGCCCCTAACGAAGCCCGTTCTGGTTGCAATCAATTCGCATATCTCTTTAAACATTATTTTCCTTTTAATACGCCCCCAAGGAGGATACGAGCAATGTGCATAGCGACAATCTTCATGTATTTATCCTTATGCCTTGCCATTTTTGACTCAAGATATTTGCGCCCTGAGCCGGGTTTCGTCCAGTTGATCCTACTGTCCTCTTCCGGCGTAAGCTCATGCCATCGAGCGGCATATATAATATTAAACCCAGCAGCAACCGACACCTCGCCCTCTTTCACCTCCGCCTTATTTGTCCGGCCCGATCCTATAAGTATCTTCTCATCAACTGGGGCATAGGGAATTTCCTTAACCGCATCTCTCAAAAGCTCATTCCCTGCCTTAAACAATCCTTTGCCCGCCTCTTTCTCTGAAACCTTCTCGGCCACCTTCGCAAAGCCCCTGTCGAAATCCATAAAATCAATTGTCATGCTCATTATGCTAGACTCACTTCATAATGCGGGCCACTAAACGCCTTGGGCGTATGAATAGCGATGATTGCCCTATTGAAATTCTCTCCCCCTATCTGGATTCTATCCTCATGGCATAAGGCGCGTCCGAGATAGCCCATCCCATCAATCTTCTTCGGCAACATAACGGTTACACTTGACACAACCTGCTCACCCTGCACGTTCCGCACAAGCTTCGTTTTCCATTCGACATAACCTTTAGCCTCGACCATTGTTCCCGATAGCGGCTCTCCCCATGTATCCTCACCATTCCACATGATAATAGTTAGGGGATCGACTATATACGCACCAATCATGCTTGACTCCTGGCCCCGATAGCCTCTTCGCTTGTTGGTAAAATTGAGTGCTGGCAGTTCGGATGATACGGAGGGCTATCATCCAACGGTGGATACTTTAGGGATGCTCCTGATATTGAATAAATATTTCCCTCGTATTCCTGGCATATCTCGCAATCCGTAGCATGGCTTGACACCTCAACCAAGTCATTCTCATACTGCTTGCAAAGGTCGAGCGTGGCGTCCGTCTGCACATTCCGCAGTTCCGTCCGAGCTACCATCTTGGCGTATTTCGACATCTTATACATGCGTCCATTTATCTCGATAAATTCATCAGCCTCAAGGAGTGCTCGAAGATAA